ATGAAAATCTATATCTCAGGAAAAATTAGCGGTACAGACCTCACCGAAACCCGCAAACGCTTTGCAGCCGTAGCCAAAGCAATGAAAAGATTAGGCATTGAACCCGTGAACCCCTTAGAAAACGGACTATCAGAGCACGACACTTGGAAAGCGCATATGCTTAAAGACATTGCCGACCTGCTACAATGCAAGGCTATCTATATGCTACAAGGGTGGGAAGAAAGCAAGGGCGCACGTATAGAGCACTATATCGCTACCAAGAAAAGAATGCCTATAATGTATGAGGTAGAGCAGCCTATGAACGAAGATGAGTAATCACAAAAGCAAACATCAAGACGGGTATAAAGCCCGTCTTTTTTATGGTAATATTTACAGTAAAACCTACTGCAATGTAACGTTGCAAAATGATGATAAACAAATAATTATATCAAAAAAGTGTAGGAATACTTCAAAGTTTTTTGTACCTTTGCACCCGAAAACGTAATGTAACAAATCACAACCCTATGAAACACCAAGAAAGCACCCTACAAAACACTTGCGTACGCTGGTTTAGATACCAATACCCGCAGCTCGTTATATACGCCGTCCCTAACGGAGGCAGTCGCAACGTGCTTGAAGCACAACGCCTCAAAGCAGAAGGCGTACTGGCAGGAGTAGCCGACTTGGTAGTACTCCTTCCCCAAGGTAAAAGTCTCTATATCGAAATGAAAGTAAAAGGCAATCGCCAAACGCAAAACCAAAAAGACTTTCAGAATAAAGCCATCGCACTGGGGCATACCTACGCCGTATGCTACACCTTCGAGGAGTTTCAGAAAGTAATAGAAAATTATTGTAATTAGGAAGTGATATGAGTATAATTGAAGAATTAGAACACTTGGTAAAGGTTGATATAGGTGAGGTATATGAATTACTGAAAGAAAGAGACCGCATAAGTACTAAGATAACGTATAAAATTAACTTTTTGATAGGTAAGTTTAAAATGATTAGGGATGAAGAAAATCTAAGTAAAGAAGAAATATCGGCAATTGATGTATGTGAAAGGTATATTAAAACTTTAATGAAGAAAACAAAAGATAAAGGGCTTTAAAAATTAACCAATTTTTCAAGGAAATTATATACAAAAAAACAGAAAAATTATATATCAAACAATGATACGTATAAAACCAAGTAATAGAAACACAAACAAGCACACGGAAAAGGGTATGCAACTACTCGGTAACTCTATAGATGAGGTAGGAGTAATTGAAAGTATATCGGTAACAAAGCAGGGTACAATCATTTCAGGGCACGCACGAAAGGAGAAGTTTGACGAAAAAGGATTAGTGCCAAAGGAAATAACTCTTGCAGATAATGAGTATCCTGTAATTGTGCGCAATGATATAGAAGATGATACAGATACCTACTATAAGGCGCAAATATTGGCAAATACTACGGCACATCAAAACTACAACCTTGATATTGAAGATGTAGTAGCAGTAGCAGATGAGTACGGGTTTGAGTTAGAAGAATTAGGTATTGAGATTGAAGAAAAGGAGATAAACAATTCAGGTGATAGTTTTAATGAAGATGAACTAATAGACGATTCAAGAAACAAACCTGCAATTATGAAAATAACTTTTGAAAATGCAGAACAATTGCAAAAGGCAGAAGCTGATATTACAGAATTAATTGATAGAAAATATAAAGGGGCTTACTTTTCTGTAAGTTGTGGTGAATTATGAGATTAGAATTAGCAAGCAATAAAGCGATAAAATATAGTTGTTTAAATTTTCACTATGCAAAATCAGTACCAGTGAATACATTTGCTTATTCAGTATTTAATGATAATAACGAATGGTGTGGTTGTGTAGTATTTGGGACAGGCAGTAATAATAATATTGGATCAGAATATAATCTAAAGCAAGGGCAAATCATAGAACTTGTAAGAATGGCGCTTAATGGTAAGCAAGAAACTACATCACAGGTATTAGCAAAAGCAATTAAGAAAGTAAAAAAAGACGTCCCTTTGTGCAAAATGATAGTCTCTTATGCTGATATTGACCAATCACACAAAGGAATAATATATCAGGCTACTAACTGGTACTTTGTAGGAAAGGTTTATGAAAATAAAACTGATAGCAGTTGGATCATAAATGGCAAGCGTATTCACGGACGTAGGATTTCAGATATTATAAAGCAAAAAGGAGGTTTAAAAGGAATATCAAGAAAAGACTTTATACTGAAATATTTAGACAAGAACGCAACTGAATATATTACAAAAGGCAAAATAAAGTATTTATACCCTTTATGTAAGGAAATGAAAAGACTTTGTGAAACAATAAAAAAACCTTATTCAGAAATATGAATAACACCCCGAAACATAGACAACAATGGATGTTAGAGGAACTTAAAAAGTCGCCTCTGTTGTCGTTTGGGGAAATGTTTAGTAAATATTCAGTAAAGTTCAGTAAAACAGAAAAAACATTCAGTAAGGACTGGAAACAAGCCCAAAAACAACTGCAAGAGTGGCAAAAAACGATTAACGAGGAGGTATCAAAGCAAATGATAGGTGCAGAGGTAGAGGAGCGTAAAAAAGACTTATTTGCGAAAATGGACGCTCTGAAAATTCTTGCTGATATTGCAAGGGGGAAGGGTGTGAGAATTGATGGTGAAAAGTTTATTCCTTCATACAGAGAACGTATTTCGGCGATTGCACAACTATCTAAAATGGAGGGATGGGACGCTCCGGTTAAGCAGGAACTAACAGGAAAGGACGGAAAAGACTTACAGCCTTTTCAAGTAACTGGGATAATTATTAAGTAGTGATGAGGAATGTAGTACTTGAGTTTAACAGCAATGGCAATGATAAGCAAAAGGAATGCGGTAGGGCGTGGGCTGCTGATGATATTGACGAGGTGCTTTATGGAGGCGCAAAGGGCGGTGGTAAATCATTCATAGGGTGCTCACTAATACTGGCTGATGCTATGATGTATGCAGGTACTCACTACTTTATTGCTCGTAAGCAACTGAATGATTTGCGTAAATTTACGATACCCAGCATTCACGAGGTTCTAAATGTATGGGAAATACCGCAGGGGGCGTGGAAGTACAACGGACAGGATAATTATTTTGAACTTTATAATGGCTCAAAGGTGTTCTTATTGGATTGTAAGTATTTGCCGAGCGACCCTCAATATCAGCGTTTTGGCTCTATGCAGATGACAAGGGGCTGGATTGAGGAGGCTGGGGAGTTTGAATATGATAGTTACTCGAACCTTAAAATATCTATTGGGCGTTGGAAGAATAGGGAATATAATTTAAAGGGTAAATTGTTGATTACGGCGAACCCGTCTAAGAACTTTCTGTACAAGGAGTTTTACACGCCTTATAGGGATGGGACTTTGGGTGGGAATAGGGCTTTTATTCAGGCGTTGCCTTATGATAATAAGATGCTGCCTAAAGAGTATATTCAGAACTTGGAGCGTACGCTGAGGGGTGCAGAGAAACAACGATTATTACACGGGCTATGGGAGTATGATGATGACCCGAATGCGTTGTGTGATTATGATAAGATACTGGCGATATTCAGTAATGACCATATATCGCAAGATAGCACGATGTACTTGACGGCTGATATTGCTCGATTTGGCTCGGATTTGTGCGTGATAGGGGTATGGCGTGGCTGGGAATTGATTGAAATATACACGCTATCTACTTCGGCAACTACTGATATACAGGCTCTTATTAACTCATTGCGAATGAAATATAATATTCCTAAGGGGAATTGTATTGCTGATGAGGATGGTGTGGGTGGTGGTGTGGTAGATAATACGGGCATTGTTGGTTTTAAGAATAATGCTGTACCTATTTCGGAGAATGGAAAAGATACTAATTATAGGAACTTACAGACGCAATGCTTGTACAAGATAGCTGAACGTATCAATGTGAATGGTATGTATATCAGTGCTGAACTATCAGAGCGGACGAAGGAGAAGATTATTGAGGAATTGGAGCAAATTAAAAGTGATAATAAGGATGGGCAAAGGTTGTCTGTAATTAATAAAGATACTGTTAAACAAGCTATTGGGCGTAGCCCTGACTATAGGGATATGTTGCTAATGCGAGAATATTTTGAATTGAGACCGAAACGAACGTTTAAACCGACTTTTAGGAGATGACTTTACTTGATTTTATTCGTGGTGATGTGGATATGCAACGGGGGTATTTGCCGTTGCTTAAGGCGTTGCAGCCTTTACCTACTTATGTGCGCTGGCATTGGAATGGGAGGCGTAGGCACGGGGTGGATAGTATTACGGAGTTGTCGTTTGGCGATGTGAATACTATTAAGCGTTGCTTGATGAGTGGTGAGGTGGTGGAGTTGATTAGGGCTGTGGAGCTGGTGTATAGGGATTGTGCGTTGCGTATGCCTGTGGTGAGGTTTTATCGCTGTTTGCGGTTTTTGACTCTTGAGGTGGAGCGTATTATTAAGATTGAGAATAGGCATTATCACGTGGAGGATGTGGGGCAGGCTCATAGGCTTCGGGCTGCTGGTGTGGAGGGGCTTGATGTGTTTGGTGATTTGCCTGTGATTGATGCCTTGGCTGGTGGTGATATGCTGCGGTATGCTTCTATTGAGGATTTGCCTTATATTGATGTGCATTATGTGTTGTGGTATAGGGCTATGCAGCAAAATATTCAGAATAGATATTATAAGATGAGTGTGCAATGAAGGAATTATTGGAACGTATAGCGATGAGTAAGGGGTGGCATTTTGAGTATGGCAGGGATGACTTGCTGAATCTTGAGGTGAATGTATTGAACCCTGATAATTTTTACTTGTATGTGGATGCTACTGAGGAGGAGGTGTTATTTGATGAGTTTTCTAAGGTGAGGTATCGTACCTACAATGGTAGGTTTATGTTGTTGAGGCATTCGGAGCTGGATCGTGTGTATGATGCTCAAATGGGGGGTGTGTCTGCTGAGGGTAAGTATGAGCGGTATATTAAGCCTTGTAAGGAGGGTGTGATGTGTATTGCGGATTGGTTTTGTAGTGATTATACGATTAGAAGGTGGGTGATTACGGAGGTGATTAATCATTATAGTAATAATTTTGATGGTGTAATTGTTAGTTATTCGGTTGTTAAGGAATGATTACGGAGGAGGATTTAAAGGGTGAATTGGAGGCTATAAAAATAGACCTGATAAGGCGTTATAATGAGCTGGGTATGCGTGCAAGTGGTAGTTGGGGGGCTTCGCTGGGTGTGGAGACTTCTCTTGATGATAGGTACTTGCGGGGTGTAATTACGGGGCTTGATTATACGGTGTATATGCAGCGTGGTAGGGCTGGTGGCGTGATGCCTCCTATTGCGGCGATTGAGCAGTGGATTAAGGATAAGGGCATTATGCCGATTGAAAGGAATATGAAGTTACGGGGGCTGGCGTGGGCGATTGCAAGGAGTATCGCTAATGAGGGCACGAGGCGTTATAGGGATGGTGGTAAGCCTGATTTTATTGATGAGGTGATTACGGCGGAGCGTGTGCAGGGGATTATTGAGCGTGTGGGATATGCGGCTGCTTTGCGCTTTAGGAGTGAGATTATTAACTTTATTAAGGATATGGGATTATGAGTATTGCGATTAGAAATTATTACGGGGCGTATAGTAATGTTCCGCTTAGGATTGATGTTTCGAGTTTGAAACAATCGTTAATTAACGATGGTATAATTTATTTGAGGTTTAAGTATAGAGTTTTATCTGGGGGTGTGTGGTATAATAAAGAGGTGAGGCTGAGGAGGCGTTATCACGTATCGGACTTGGATGCTGTGGAGGTGGATATTGCTCCTATATTGCGTGATGTGGTATCGGGGGGTGATGTGATGGATATTCATAGGAATTACTTTTATTATGGTTATGTGGATATTGTGTTTCGGTATAGTTATAGGAATGATGATGGTTTTGAGGGTGAAGTGGAGGAGGTGACTTATAGGCAGTATGTGTATCCGTCTAACTTTACGATTTACAATTTGAGTGATGCTGATGGTGTGCGATTGTGCAAGCCGTTTTTTAACTTCAATACTAATAGTGTGATTAAGCCTTATACTACGTTGTTTAAGAATTATGAGGTGTTGCAGTTGGATAATTATATGGTAAGGAAGGTAGAGGAGTTTAATGGTATGCGCCTTGAGTATATTGATACTGTGGTTAAGCCTCGTAAGGGGGTGGGTAATTATAATAGGGTAGTGGATGGTTGTGGTATTTTTATGGCGTGGAGAAATGATGCTGGGACGATGAGTTATTGGCTTTTCTCAAACGATTATACTGAGGAGGTGAAGACGAAGGGGCTGGGTACGGCTGTAGTGGGGTATAATAAGGAGTATGGTATGAATGCTAATAATGTGGAGCATTTTGGTTTTACGGCTACAAGGACTTGGACGCTTCATAGTCTTGCACCTGTTATGCAGGAGGAGTGGGATGAGGTGATGAGTGTGCTGATAAGTAGGCACGTTTGGGTGTGGGATGGTGATGATGAATTTGTGCAGAATGAGGAGAAATTTTGGAGGAGGGTACGTGTGTTGGACGGTTCGTATAAGTGTGATGTGAATGGGCAGCGTACGTACTCTTTCAGTATTACGATTGAGCTTGAGGCTTATAATACGAGGAGGGGTATATGATTGAGTTGTTTATTAATGGTGAGCGTGCGGATGTGGAGCAGCGTGCGTTCAGTTATACGTTGCAGGTGAGTGATTTGTTTAATTTTGACACTCGTGAGGTGTCGTACTCTGAGACGATTTATTTGCCTGCTACGGTGGTGAATCGTAGGATATTTGGCTTTGCTGATTTGGTTACGGCTGATAGTGTGGGGGCTTATGTGGAGTACTCGGTGGATTATGTGGTGAATGGCATTCCTATTGTGCAGGGGGGTGTGGGGTACTTGCGTGGCAAGCGTGGTGATAATTATATTTTTGATTTTAAGGATAGGAGTAAGGAGTTGTATGGGTATTTGCAGAATCGTGATATTAAGGGTATTAAGGGTTTCTTGAGCAGTGGTGCGGAGCGTACACTGGCGAATATTAATAATCAGCACGGGGGTGATTATCAATCGCTTATGTATTTGGTGGGGAATTATGGTGATGATATGGTGATTGAGGATGGGGATTCGTTCCTTGAGTATTGGTTTGATAATACGCCGCTTTCTATTGCTTTGCATTATATTTTTGGGCTGGTGGCTGCTGATGGTGGTTTTACTTTTGAGGGGGATATTTTCAGGAGTGATGATTTTAGGCAGGCGTATATTGCTACGAGTAATATGAAGTATAATGATATTGCGGAGGGTGAGAAATTTGAGGGTAATGTTCAGAATTTAACATTTGATGATTATGCGAGGTATGGGTATGTGAATGGTGCGTTTGTGGCGAATGGTGGTGTGCCTTATGTGGCTAAGGAGGATGGTTATTATAGGATTAGGATTGAGATTAAGGGGTTGCGTGCGGCGTTTAATCACCCTGCGGCGTTTAGCAGGGGGTACTTGGTGGGTTTTTTGTATGATAGTCCTGTTACGGCTACGACTACGGCGCAGGATTTTTCTTATGATGAGCTAGTGTGGCTGAGGAAGGGTGAGGAGTTGTATCCTTACCTGGGTAGCAGATATTATAGGAGTGAGACGAGGAATTTTATTGTTGAAACGGGGCGCACGGTGGCTGATAGTGTGAAGATTACGATTTTTAAACCGAAGAGGAATGATAGTGTAAAGGAGCTGGTAACGGATTTTCAGTTGATTGATTTGTTTAAGGAGGTGTTTAAGTTTTTTGCATTGACGCCGATTCGTAATAGGGATACAGGTGCTTATCATTTTTATACGTTGAAGGAGCGTGTGAATGCTCCTGTGGTGGATTGGAGTGATAAGCTGGTGCGAGTTACGGAGGAGGTGTATCATAATGGGTTATATGGGCAGCGTAATAACTTCACGTATAAGAAGTATGATAATGAGAATGGGTACAGACAATCGGAGGGTGACGGTAGGTTGTTGTTTGAGGATAGGGCTCTTGTGGAGCGTAAGGATTTTGAGGGTAAGTTTTACAGTCCGTTAAATGAGTATATTCAGATTAAGGGTGATGATGCGAATATTTGGAATTTTGAGTTTTACACGAAGGAGCTGAAGAAGGATGGTAATGGTGCTGTGGTTACGGAGTATAGGGAGAAGACGGCGAGGTGGCATATTTTTAAGGCGAGGCGTGCGAGGAGGAGCTTAAAATTTAGGTTGCGATTGAGTAGTGAGGAGGTGATGAATAGGGGGATGTATTATTTTGCTGATTTTTCGGATTTCAGGTGGCAGCGTAGGCTTGAGTTGTATTATAGGGATTTGCCGAGATTGATGGGCAAGGCTTATATTGTGAGGGCTGAGGTGGCTTTGACGGAACTTGATGTGTATAGTTTTTCTTTTTTTAGTAGGATTTTTATAAATAAACTTGGGGGGTACTTTATGCCTAATAAGATTGAGTATAGGGCTGGGGGTGTTTCTTTGGTGGAGTTGATTAGAATAAATTGATGATGTATGGCTGGTAAGATTAATATTGCTACGGTGGATATTGACTTGGAGTTGGTATCGAGTAAGGCTGCTGAGGTGCGCAAGCGTCTTGAGGGTATGGCTGTTGAGGTTAAAACGCTAAAGGAGGGTTTTAAGAGGGGCTCGGTGGGTATTGATGAATATACTAAGGAGATGACGAGGCTGGTTACAAGCCAGCGTGAGGCGCAGAGGGATTTGCGTACTTATGATGGGGTGTTGCAGGCTCATATTGCTACCAGTAAGAATGATATGGCTACAAATAAGGTGCTGACGGGTAGCATTAGGGAGTTGAGTGCGGCGTTGTCGCAGAATAAGAAGGTGTATTCGGAAATGACGGCTTCGCAGCGTGATGGTGCGGCTGGTAAGGAGTTGTTGGAGATTATTCAGCAGCAGGATAAGGCTTATAAGGAACTTCAGAAGAGTATTGGTAACAATCAGGTGGAGGTGGGGAATTATAAGAAGGCGATTTTGGAGGCGATTGGTGATAGTGATTTGTTTGGTACTTCTATCAATAATATTTCGGCTTCGTTTAATAGTATGAGGCAGAATGTGGTTACTATTATTGCGCCGATTACGAATTATATAATAACGGGTAAAATGGCTGCTAAGACGGCTTCGGAGACGGCTTCGGCTATGGAGGCTACTACTAAGGCTGCGAAGCGTACTTCTATGGGTATGAGGCTTCTAAGGGGTGCGATTATTAGTACGGGTATTGGGGCTTTGGTGGTGGTGTTGGGCTCGCTGGTGTCGTATTTTACGAGTACGCAGGAGGGTATTGATAAGGTGAATAGGGTATTGACGCCTTTGAAGGTGATTTTTCAGTCGTTTATTGGGGTAATTCAGGATTTTGGGCGTTCGGTATTGGAGGCGTTTAAGAATCCGAAGCGGTTGATTCAGGATTTGGGGACGCTAATTAAGGACCAGATTATTAATAGGCTTACATCTGTGGTGGAAATGTTTAAGGGTGTGGGCAAGGTGCTGACGGGTGATTTTAAGGAGGGTTTTAAGCAAATGGGTAATGCGGCTTTACAATCGGTTACGGGTGTGAGGAATGTTATTGATAAGATGGGTAACTCGGTAGGCAAGGTGGTGAGTGAGGCTGTGAGGCGTGGGCAGGAGATTGAGGCGATTGACCAGCGTTTGTCGGCTTCGGAGGCTGAGTTTATTGAGCGTACGGCGAGGCTGAAGGAGGAGTTTAAGGCGCAGAATAAGATTGCGGAGGATACGACTAAGTCGTTTGAGGAGCGTGCGGCTGCGGCTCGCAAGAGTATTGAGGTGCAGATGAGTATTAATGCTTTGGCGAAGGAGCGTAATGATTTGGAGGTGCGGCTCATTGAGCTGAAACAGCAGAGTAATGATACTTCGGATAAGGATAGGGCTGAACTGGCGAAGAAGCGTGCTGAGCTAATGGAGAAGAATGCGGCGATGCTGGAGGCGATTACTACGCAGAATAATAAGGTGAATACGATTGAAAAAGCTGCGGCTGAGGAGGCTAAAAAGCGTGCTGAGGAGGCTAAAAAAATGGCGTTGGAGCGTCTGAAGGAGGATGTGGCTATGCAACGACAGCAGGTGGAGGTGTATGTGGCTACAAATTCGGGGGTGGCTAAGAGCCTTGATGAGCGGCTGGCAATTGAGGAGCGTGGTATGCAGGATAGGCTGAAACTCTTGGAGCGGGAGCGTAAGGCGGGGTTGCTAAAACAATATGAATATGAGCGGCAGCGTGAGGAGATTACGCTGGCTTATGCTAAGGTGAGGGCTGATTTGAGTATTGAGGCGGTAAAGCGTGAACTGGCTGCATATGAGGCTGATGTAAATGGTAGAATTGAGGCTGAGGGTAGGATTACGGTGGCTATGATTGATGAGGAGCAGGCAAGGCAGCAGGCGTTGTATGACAAGCGTGTGGAGGTGTTGGAGCGTGAGAAGGCTTTGAAGATGGAGATTAGGCAGTGGGATTATGCGGCTGAGGAGGAACATCAGCAATCTTTGAATGTGTTAAAGGCTGATTTTGATAAACAGCGTGCAGAGTCTGATAAACAGCGTGTGGAGGTGGCTCAGCAGGAACGTAGGACGCAGCAGGAGCAGGAGTTTCAGGAGCGGTTGCTTACCTTGCAGGAGCGTGGGGCTATGCAATGGGATATAGAGACGGAGCAGGCAAGGCAGGCGCACGAAAAACAGTTGCTTGAGATTGAGGAGGTGTTTAGTAAGGGGGAATTGTCTAAGGCTGAGTATGAGCAGCGATTACTGAACTTGACGAGGGAACGTGCGATGAAGGAGCGTGAGCTGGAACAGAAGAAGAATGCGGCGGTGGCTGAAATGGCATTGGGTGCGCTGGGACAGGCAAAGCAGTTGTTTTCGGAGCATACGGCTGCGGGTAAGGCTGCTGCGATTGCGGAGGCGATGATTAATACGTACTTGGCGATTACAAAGACGCTATCGGCGTATCCGTACCCAATGAATGCGATTATGGCTGCGGCTACGGGTGCTACTGGTATGCTGAATGTGAGTAAAATTGCGGCTACGAGTACTAAGTTTGCCGATGGTGGTTTGGTAGTGGGTAAGAGTCACGCTGCTGGTGGTGTGCCGTTTTCGGTACGTGGCAGGGGTGGCTATGAAATGGAGGGTGGTGAGTATGTGGTGAATAAACGTGCTACGGCTGCTTTCTTTCCTGTGCTTGAGGCTATAAATAGGAGTACGGCTAAGGGGATGAGTTACAATCCTGTATATATGGCTGCTGGTGGTATAATTAAACAGGCTCATTCACATACGGAATATAAGGAAATAAAAATTGACTTTGAGCAGATGGCTAAGGCTATAGAGCGTGGTGCTATGCAGGGGACGCTACAGGGTAGTCAGCAGGGTACGTATGAGGGGGCTCGTGTGGGTAGCCTTGAGGGTGCTATGCAGGGTGCTTTGGAGGGTACTTCTATAGGTGCGCAATCGGGACTAACAGAGGGTGCAATGAGGATTGCGGATAATGAGATTTTAAAACGTAGTGCGAGTATATGATAAATATTAAGGCTATTATTGAGGGCTGGGGGAATTATATTTTTCCTAATGAGGGGATTGAAACGGAGGCGAAGCGGCGTGCGGCTATATGTGCATCTTGTCCGCACGCTAAACGGCATATATATAAGAAGCTGATGCCTGACTACTCATTGCAGGAGGTGGAGGGTATGATATGTGAGGTGTGTGGATGCCCATTATCTACTCTTTTGCGACAGGATGAGAAGGGATGCGAACTTGATAAATGGTAATAGATTATGAAGACATTATATGAATTATTAAAGCCTATGGAGGCTGACTTGCGAATGGCTTACAAACACGGGGGGCGCATTTCGTGTGGGGTGTTTCGTGATTTGGAAATTTATGAGGAATATCAAAAATGTAACGCTCCGAAAATGGTACGATATACGTACCTTTCGGAGCGTTATAAGGTGAGTGAAAGTATAATCAGAGAAACTATCAAAAGAATGTGCGAGGTGGTAAAAGGATAA